GTTAATGCTACGATCTCCGAAGGGGATAAAAAGCTACTGGATCAGGTGTCTAAGAGACTTGGAGAGAGCAAGTAAATTGTACCGGATCATAACACAATTAGCTGGTAAATGAGCATAAAGGAGGATCCCGGAATTGTGTGTAAATGGCAACAATTCAAGAATCCCGTATTTATGCGGTTTATCAGCTTTTTGGTATCGTTCAACTATGCGCAAAATTAATCATTCACGCATAGTTGCCGGTAATTGTCTTATTGCCCCAGTAAATAGCAACAATAGCAGATGCAGCTGTTACCGGATCCGGATCGTCTGGACTGTTCTGTTCTGTGTATGGTCCTGCTGATCTATATTTTTCCTCTGCCAGGGATCAGCCCTTCGGGCTGCCACCGTACAACCTGGGGCGGATAGGTCCCCCGGTACCCCGCGATACCCGGGCCCTGTGATCTAGGTACCATATGTCCATCAGAAAATTATATTATATTTTCAAATTTGGAGTGTCAATGACTTTACAGGAAATACGACAAAATCAAATTGAATATTGCAGAGAGCATATCGAGTATTTCATCGACACATATGGTCATATCGAGGATAAAGATGCCGAGGAGATCATACAGCCGTTTCATATGTGGGATGCGCAGAGAGAGGCGTTAAGGAGCATTGCAACACATAAGCTGAATGTTATCCTAAAGGCACGACAGCTGGGTTTCTCATGGCTTGTATTGCATTACGCGGCACATCTGCTTGTTACGATGGAAGGTCGTACATGTATTGCACTGTCTCAGAAAGAGGATGATGCGAAGGAACTTGTGCGAAGATTCGGCGTTATTTTGAAGAATATGCCGGAACTCATTGCAGAGGATAGTGATAAGCCAACCGGATGGAGCGGTGCCACATATACACAGACTGCATTAAGAATTGAGATCACTTTTCCAAGTGGTCTCGTTTCAGTTTTCAACGGAATGCCGAGTGCTCCTGGTGCGGGTCGTTCATTTACCGCCAACCTTATCATTTTGGATGAATGGGCGTTCCAGCAATATGCAGAGCAGATATGGACCGCTGGATATCCTACCATTAACCGCCCTACTGGTGGACAGGTTATCGGATTATCTACCATTGACAGAGGATCTTTTTTCGAGGAAGTATTTACGAATCCGGATAATGGGTTCAATAAGATATTCATTCCGTGGTACGCAGATCCCCGTCGTGATGACAACTGGTATTCGGAAACCAAAAAGGCAATGGGCGAGCTTATGACACAGGAGTATCCTGCTACTGTTGAGGAAGCACTTACAGTTCCTGGTGGCTCATACTTTCCCGAGGTGAATGAGCGTAATACTGTTTCCTATGAGGAACTGAAAGGGAATACCTTGAAGTATGTTGCTATTGACTATGGCCTTGATATGTTTGCTGCACATTGGGTGAGAGTTGATTCTTTCGGAAATGCACAGGTGTATCGGGAATATGATAAATCCGGTCTGACTATTTCAGAAGCTGCAGGAACTCTTCTCAGCATGTGTGAGGAAGAGACCATAGAAGCATTCCTGGCACCGCCGGATTTGTGGAATCGATCACAGGAGACTGGTAAGAGCCGTGCACAGATCTGGTCTGAATGTGGTGTTGACCTCACCAAAACATCGAATGACTTTGCTGCCGGATGCTCCGGTATGAAAGAGTGGTTGAAACCGCAGGGAGAGAATAAGAAGTCGAAACTTACTATCCTTGATGGATGTGCACCGAATCTGTACCGGTGCTTAAAAAAGATACAGAAGGACAAAAAAAGACCGAATGTGTATGCCAAAGATCCGCATGACTTGACCCATGATCCTGATAGTCTGCGGTATTTTTGTGTCTGGTGGACAATCCCGGCGGACAGTCCGGAGGAAATCGACCGAAGACGTAATAACTGGCGGCCTGATCTGTTGGAGGACTATGAGACTGCAGACGATGAGATCAGGGCAATGATGGTTAAAAAGTATGGAGAGCCATATTATGAGGATGTTTAGGAAGATGAAAAACATGATTATGAATCCAAAACAGGCAAAAAAACTGAGTGAGTGGAAGAAAAAGTACACCGAAGCAAAGGATAAATACAGTGATGAACTGAATAATATCCGTGAATATCAGGCATTGTACGACGGTGATAGAAGAGTAAACGTAAATCCGAACAAGGGTAACGGAAAATCAAGCAAGCAGTCAATCAATGTACGTAATATTGTTTATGAATTGATTGAAACGCAGGTTGATTCTTCAATTCCCATGCCGAAAGTCACTCCTATCCATGAAGAAGACGAAGAACTTGCCAAGATTATTGAGCTTGCTCTTCAGAATGAAATTCAGCTGATGAATTTTAGCCTCATTAACGATGAGGAAGAGCGTACCGTCCCCATACAGGGCGGTGATTTCATGCACGTTGAATGGGATAACACAAAAGGCTTTCATTGCACTGTCGGCGGTGTGAGCGTGTCAGAACGGCATCCAAGAAACGTGATCCCTCAGCCTGGTATAACAAGCATTGAGGAAATGGATTACATCTTTGTTCTGGTACCGCAGACCAAAGAGTTTGTAAAGAAAAAATATAATGTGGATGTTTCCGCGGCATCTGATACAGAAATCGATCTGAAGCAGGACACAAAGCGTGATGATAACAGCGATATCGTTACTGTTATTAAATGCTACTACCGTAATAAAAACGGATGTATCGGACTGTTTACGTGGTGTGAAGAGTATGTTTTGGAGGACTACGAGGATTATCAGGCAAGACGGTTGGAGAGATGCACTAAATGCGGCAGGGTAAAGACCGGAGACGTATGCGAATGTGGATCCAAGAGCTTTGAGGAACGAACGGAAGAGTACGAGGAATTGTTAGAAGACATTACCACGAAGAATGGCACATTCATTCCCGCAATATCAGGATATGAGGATGTGGACATGCTGGATGAAGACGGAAATCCGGTATATGACGAGTTCGGACAGCTGATGCAGGAGAGAAGGAAAGTCAGAACCAAGATTCCGTATTATAAGCCGGATCAGATCCCTATTGTGCTCAGGAAAAATGTTTCCCGCGTAGGAAAGCTTCTCGGATTTTCGGATGCGGCAGTTATAACTGATCAACAGGAAGCTATAAAAAAATTGGGATCAAAATTGCAGGAGAAAATTCTTAAAGGTGGTGCTATTGTAATTCTTCCCAAAAACTCCAAAATTCAGACTACTGATGAGGAACTTAAGGTTGTACGCGTGAACAATGCGCAGGAAGCATCCCTTATCAGTGTGAAGAATATGCAGGCAGATATTTCCCTTGACAGAATCATGATTGCAGAAAATTATGACTGGGCTAAGTCCACGCTTGGAATCACGGATTCTTATCAGGGCAAATATGATGCATCTGCTGACAGTGGTACCGCAAAGCAATATGCAATCAATCAGGCAGCCGGTAGACTGGAATCTAAGCGTGTTATGAAGAAAACAGCGTATGCCAAGGTATATGAGCTTATGTTCAAACACATGCTTGCTTATGCGGATCAGCCGATTCCACTGAATAAGAAAAACAGCGATGGGACATATTCTTATGCCCATTTCAGCCGGTATGATTTTTTAAAGCAGGATGCTGCCGGGGAATACTACTGGGATGATGAATTTATTATTACCACGGATCCGACATCAACGATCATGATGAATCGTGAAGCAATGTGGAATCAGATTGACATGAAATTACAATCCGGAGCATTTGGCCCTCTGGGAGAGGATAAAACTCTTCTGGCATATTGGACGTTCATGGCAGAGAATGATTATCCTAATGCATCTACAATGAAAGAAATCATGGCTCAACGAGTGCAGGAAGAAAATGCGCAGATGGAAGCACAGAATGCAGCGTTAAGTGAACAGGCTGGAGGTGGTGGAAATGCAATGCCCATTATGTAAAATAGAAGCAGCAATATCTGCTTCAAAATATGTTTTGTCAACTGACACTTCACCGAAACTCTTTATTGAGCATGAGATGAAATGTCGTAATCCACAATGCAGTAATTACAATAAAATATTTGCAACCGTTAGAAATGAACTACCGGTATCCAAGGATTCTAAGGAAACTTAGAGTCCTTTTTTGATACAAAATTTCGCAGGTGAAAAGCGTAAAAATCACGGGAGGTAAGTATGGATGGAATTTTAGAAGGCGCAAACGTACAGGAACTCGCCGACCCTGTTGTAACTGATAACCAGGTTGAGGAACCTGTTGTACCTGATGGAGATGCCGGAACTGCAGAACCGGAAACTACAGAACAAGTGCAGTCAGATGAAATCAACTCACAATTTGCTGCCGCCAGAAGAAAGGCAGAGGAAGCCTATAACCGTAAGATGTCCGGAATCAACAGTGAAGTAAAACGCTTATTTGGAAGCGTTGTGAACCCTGTTACCGGGAAAAACATCGAAACGATGGAGGAATACCTTCAGGCTTGCGAACACCAGCAGAGAGAGGTACTGAACCAGCAACTCACAGAAAAAGGTATTGACCCTAATCTGATTGAGCAGATGGTAAACAACTCTCCTGCAATCAGACAGGCACAGCAGATTCTCGAGAACAATCAGAGAGCAGAAGTGCAGAAACAGCTTGAGGAAGACATGAAAGCTGTAACTGCTATGGCACCTGAGATTAAGTCTCTGGAAGATTTGGAAAAGCATGAATCCTATGCATCCGTACTGGAGTATGTGAACAAAGGATTGAGACTGCCGGATGCTTTTAAACTGGCAAATTTTGACAGCATTTCTACCCGGCAGACAGCAGCTGCAAAGCAGGCAGCAATTAACCAGGCAAGGTCTAAAGGACATCTGGAAACAACGACAAGTGTTTCTGACAACTCAACCCTTGTTGATATCCCGGAAAAAGAAATCTCCACATGGAGAGAGTATTTCCCCGGCTTAAGTGATGAAGAACTTAAGAAAAAATACAACCAAACTTTATAAGGAGGAATCAAAAATGTTTAGTTTTGTAAAAAGCGCAACAAACCCTAATTTCCCTATCATCAAACAGCTTCCCACTACCGCATCCACAACCTACAAGATCGGTGAAGCACTGGTGCTGACTGATGGTGGATTGACACAGACCACCGGAACCACCAAGCCTCAGTTTATCTGTGCTGAAAATTACGTAGCCCCCGCAAGCGGAATGAAAGATATTTCCGTGTACGAAATCGTAGACGGTCAGGAGTGGGAGACCAGCTGTGCCGCAG